ACCAGACGGAACAACTAAGACATCAGAAGAATCAATATATCCAGTAAGTAATTATGAGCACGAATCGTATGAAAACGATATGAAGAGACTTATAAGAATTCCTACAGGACAATTAACAAATATGATTACTGACGAATTTGCCAATTTGGTTGCATATGAACCACATGCAGAATTGGATGATCAAAACAATAAAAAAACTGTGCTAAATGTAGCACAGCGATTCATAGACACTAGAGGTTATATTAGTGCTAGTGTAAGTAATCAAGTAGAACTAGGAACTGTAACTTCTTATGATAATGGACCTGGTTCTTCAAGTATTGATGTTTAGGTAAAAAACCCTTTTTGCCAAAAAACATGCCGAGTTTTTTTTGCGGTTTCCTGGGAATCAAAGATCGAATAATATATGACCCCCTACTCTTGCATTGGACTACCAGTCCTGTATCGTTCGTTGACTAACATAGATTCTATTTCTAGAATATAATTTGTATTATACCACCGAGATTCTTTAATCTCATCCATAGCCAGCGATGCTCTGCATTTCTGTTGTAGGTCACGTGCCTGTTCTACAGGTATAGGTGGTTGTTGATCATTATGTGAGAAAAAATCTCCTGACATTTGTATTGTGTTGAATCTTACACACTATTTTATAATGAAACCCCCATAAAAAGGGGTTTTTTTATAATGATTTAAGTTTTCCTTGATAGATGGTAATAATTACAACCGTTACCATGAGCACCGTACATAGGAGCATGAGTCCTTCTTGACACACGAAAATGATCTTCAATAAGAGTTTCAAATTCCTCAACAGTGTATCCGTAGACTGGTAAACTATCTTTTGTTACATTAAAAATAGGTTCATATAATGAGTCATCTCCAGCAGAGAATACTCTAATGAATACTTTACCCGAAGACAAAAGAACTCTATGATACTCTTCTATAATAAAGAGAGCATCATCTGGATGATTAACATGAAGTGCTCCAGCATCAATAATATAATCAAAACTACCTTCAGCAAATGGTAATGATCTAGCATCACCATACACAAAAGTTGCTTCAGGGATAGACTTAGCAGCTCTATCTATTACAGTCTTTGAAAAATCTAATCCAATTACTGTACAATTTCTAGTTGCAAGATACTTAGTGTTTCTACCATCAGCACAACCACAATCTAATATTCTTGCTGTGCTTGGTACATTATATTCTCTAATAAAATTTACTACAGATAGATCTGGAACATAATTATTCTCCACATCCCAAGGTCCACCATTAGGACGTTGTTGGAAATAGAAATCCCAATCTTGTTCTAGAGTCATCGTATCCGTGGCATCTTCTTAACTGTATCCTGAACCATTGGCATAACATCAGTCTCTACTCTCTCTATTATATCATCTATTATATCAACGTCAATATCCATAAATGGTGGAATGATACCAAGGATTCTCAACAAACCATCTACAAACAATGCTAGAACTGTAAACCCAAGTATCATACTAATGATAGTTGCATCTCTATTATGCTTACGCATAGACTCTTCATCAATTGCTCTCGCTTCATCTACAGCAGCCTTAATTAAAGCATCTACTTCTTTCTTTGTATAGAATCCACCTACACCAGGTATGTCATGTATATCCATTAGCCTCCATCAATATCACATCCAATGTGACTGCCAACGACAGCACCCAAAGGAATTGCCCACCATCTTCCATCTCCTCTTGAGATAGCAGCAGCAAGTCCACCACCTAATATACCACCAGCAATCTTACCATCACCACATTCGTTTCCATCACGTGAAGGTCTGTAAGGTCTGTATGGTGGTCTTGAAGGTCTTACACCTATAGAATGAGGTTCTCTTCCTCCTCCTGTAATAACAGTATTGCAGGGAATCTCTACCCTGTCTTTAAATGTTTCAACGTAACCTGGATTGTTGTAAGTGCCTGGTACATACTCCTCTCTGTATACATTCTTGTAACAGATCTCAGACTCTGACCATCCTGGTTGAAAAAAATCTTTCCACCCAGCTTGTGCTGGTGTTGCAGACAAGAAGGGTATCAAAAGCAATGGTGTAAACTTCATAAATCTCCTTTAATATACTAATTATAACAGCAAAAGGAGGATATGTAGTCCTCCTTGTGCCAGTTTATAATCAGTCCTCCTCTGCTAGTGAAGCAAAGTATGACAATGTATCCTCTTCACCGCTTGCTGGAGCAGCAGCAACTGCTTTCGCTTTGAAATCAGTAACTTCTTTACCCCAATTAGCAGGTACTACTTCCTCTTCACTCTCATCAACAACAGGTGCTGGTGTACGTGAAGATTTACCTAATACTAGATTCAATCTTGCTTGTAGTTGCTCATAAGACTTAAAGTTCTTAGGTGCTTCAAACTCAGCAAGTGAGTAAGACTGTTTCCAAATCTCTTCTAGTTCTGTATCATCTAGTTTACCTAGAGTAGCAGGTGCAGCGAACTCTGACTTGTCATAGTTCCAGTACCCATCAACCTTTCTAATCTTTACCTTGAAGTCTGCACCTTTCCATAGATTAAATGGATCAAGTGGAGTCTCGTCAGCAAATGCAGGTTGCATTGCTTCTACTAGTTTGTCAAATATCTTCTTACCGTAGCGGTATAAGAAGACTCTTCCTTCGTTCTCTGGATGTGCAGGGTCACTCACAACATAGATGTTAGAATAGTAAGAGAGTTTTCTCTTCTGTGTTCTAGCAGTTGCCTTGTCAGACTCACGACCACTGTTCCATAGTTCCCTGTTCAATTCACCGACAGGATCATCCTTACCAATAGTAGTAAGAGAGTTCTCGATGTACCACTGACCACCAGGTCCTTTGAAGGAATGTGACCAGATTTTTGCCCAAGGCATGTCCTCTCCATCTGGAGCAGGAAGGAATCGGATAACGGCATAACCGTTTCCTGATTTATCCAACTCAGGTTTCCATAGACGCTCATCAGCACCTGTAGTCTGAGGTTGGTTTAGTTTTTCTATCTCTTGTGTCAGTTTACTAAGAGTACTACCTGCAGAGGCAGCTTTCTTTAGTGAAGCAAATGACATAATCGTATTCTCCGTATTGAGTGTGTATTTGATTGCTACTGTGTAATCGTAGCATACTATTTAGGTAAGGTCAAGCTGTGATTTTTCTGCTTTTCCTAACGTGTCTACCATAGCATCCATACAGTCCAAGAGACTCTTGTATCCGAATGCTTGAGACAAGGCATCAATCCTTGTTCTCATGTCTGCTGCCTCGGCATCTTCCTTAGCAGCAAGAGACAGTCTGAAATAGAATGTCTTCTGCTTATCAATGAGTACCTTACAACTTTCTATATGCTCTAACCTATCCTCCTTTGACATGGTAGGTACTTGGTTAGTCACAGATGCTATCTCTTGATACGTGTTGAATATATCCTGTAAATTTTCCTGAACTTGATCTGATTTAAAAAAAGTCATAAAGGTAATACTCCTTTCGATGATTGTTTCATATAATTTAATCGTTGAGCTTCATACTTCAGTCTTTCTTTGAGGGGTTTAGCTAACAGTTTAGGTACTGTTTCCAATTCAATCTCTTTCTCTTGACAGTATGTTACTACTGCTTCGATGTAAGTTATTAATCCATTACTGTCATGTACTAATCTCTCAATCTCTTGAGAGAATTTAGTAGGGGTTAGAAATTTATCTTCTAATACGTTTTCTTTAGGCATTTTTTCCCCTAACAAAGTCTTCAATGTAGGATTTGAGTAGTTGTAGATAGTCATCAAGATTGTACTTCTGAAATACTTGAACAGATCCATCTTCAACCGCAATGAGTGTGACAATTTTCTTTACCTCAATACCTGTGAGTTCGAGGAACATTGCTGCGTACGCAGTTTCTTGAACAAAATAATGTTCAACCCAATCTTCCTTCTTTTCTTTAGTGGAGGTTTTAAAATCAATTACTGCTAACTCACCATCAAACTCTGCGATACAGTCTACACGACCAGCAAGTCCAAGGTAATGTGAGTATAGGAAGGTCTCCAAACAGTGAATGTTATCAATGCGATCAAGAGTGGTCTTGGCCGACTGAAACATTCTAACAGATAATGGATTATTTTCCAAGTATATTTCAAGATTTAATTTATCTTTAATATAATCCTCAGTGATACTATGAAAGGCAGTACCCCTTTGTGTTGCTCTGGCAGTAATTTGATTAGCCTCTTGCTCACCTACTTTCTTTCTCCAACCTGCGAAGAATGCTGCGTTCTTAAACGATGT